AAGAGCTGTGATTGTGAACTTTGTCTTTTCTTCCTCTGTGATGGTAAGGATTCGATACAACTTTGGAACGAGATTGGTCGCACTCATAACCCACACAGCCATCACATCCGGAGCTTGGCTGAAGGCAGCAGTGGTCAGAGTCTGGTATGTCCCAGGAGGATTTGTGATTGCCTTTTCTTCAACAGATCCATCAGGCATAACGCAGGACATGGTGTAAGCAATTCCAGCCGCGATTACCTGCGGGGAGCCATCTACCGTCACTGAGGTTGTCGTTGCGCCTAGGACACGGCCTGCAACTCTGCTACCAGCCTTGTAGGGATCCAAGACCGCAACGATTGCCCCTGGGGATCGAGAGGCACCCTCAAGGCCAGTCTTGAATGTGACCACCTGAGTATCCTTCAACTCAGTTCTGGTCATCCATCTGCCAATCCTAAGAGCCATACCTTCGCTGGTGCACCCAAAGCCAGAAACCTGAACTGGTTTGTAGCCATACTTCTTCAGGCCATCGGCATTTGGGCAATATTTGTATTTGATCTTGAAGTGATCATCAGGATCATTCCAGGTGACTACCGCAACGGTGTGCCTTGCCTTCCGGGCAGTGCCGCTGTAGTTGAAGATGCCGCCCTCAACATTGGTGCTGTTGAATAGGTATTCATGAGACTTGGGAGCATCCTGGGCAAGCATGATACTTCCATTGGCCCAATAAGCAATGGACTGGAAGATGGAGGCAAAATTACCAATCACCTTGTAGGCATCTTCAGCAGACTGAAGATAGAGATTGCTTGTGAACCTTGGCTCTGTGAAGTCCTGGACGGTCATTGTGCGTGAACCAGAGGTCTCAGTCACCATGGCAATCTCGTCAGTGAACTTGATCTTGTTCCCTGATACTTCCTTGATGACGGCACGACCATTGTTGTCAGAATTTATCCAGCCAGCCAGCAGCACTTCATCGCCAGCCACAAATCCATCTCCAGGAGTTGCGAGAGAGATGACGATGGGAAGAGAAGAAGCAAGGCTGACGGTAGTTGACACCCCAGAGGCAACACCAAGCGCAGGGCCCACAATCGAAGTGATGACCCTGCCTCCATTATTGCCGGCATCATCTCCAAGGAACCCAGAGACCATGATGCTGTCGCCAACCCTGAAGCCAAGAGCATACCAATCCACATCGCCGTGGTAGTAGCACTGCTCGACAGCATTGGTCTTGATTCCTGCTTTGCTGACGGACTGGGCACCACCAAAGCTGCCAGAGCTTCTGGTGATGGTATTTGTAGCAGCATCTGCCGACATAGAAGTAGTCACAGACAGCGTATGCTTCTTCAGCTTACCAGAGGGAAGATAAACATCATTGTATTTGCCAATGTTGTAGAGAGACCACTTGTCTATGTGAGCGGCAGTGATGAAGTTGCCAAGGCCATACCTAGTCTTGGTCAGCAGATCATAGAAGCACCAAGCAGGGTTGTTTGTCCACGAGATTTTGAATGAGCCATCCCAGGTTCCCTGAGCAGTTGTGCCTGGACCAGAGGTCATATACCTTCTGGTGTGTGGATTGTAATTCGCAGGCACCTTACACTTGATGCCTCTTATCCTGAAGCTGCGAGTTGGGATTGAGTTGAATTGATCAGAAGGAAGCTGCATGCGAACCAATGCACTGTTTGGGAAATTCAACTTCGCATCTATGATGGTGGTGAAGGTCTGCCAGTAGGTCTTGTTGTTCAGAGTAGCAGAAGAGGAATCAGGAGTCAAACGAGTGACCCTGATGTCCCACGGACCAGGACTGGGCAACTCAACCCTGAAGTCTCGTTCATACATCGCAGTGCACTTGCCCTTGAATGTTCCCTTCCCTGCGAGGTCTGCTGCGTAGAATCCACCACCATTGTTCTGAATCTCGATCTGGATGTCAACCTGAGACCCATTCAGGTCACCATTGAGTTCTTGCTTGCTCAGAGCAGGGATGCCGATGCGAACACGAGCAGCAGTTGCCTGTTGATCTGAGATGGATCGAACGCAAGGGATGCCATATTTGATATCAACACCCACGACATTTTCAGCCTCAGCACTGGGGCTGCCTGGAAGGTATGGCTGAGTCTGCGTGCCATTGACGGCATCAACCATGATGTCTTTGAAGTTGAATGACCCATCCTTGCTCTGGAGAGGCACGCCATCAAGGTAGACAGACTTCAGACCATCCACAAGACCTTCAATCTCACCTTCTGAGATTAGGTCAATCACACGAGCATAGGCGATGGATCGTAGACTGTCCGGAGACTCGACAGGGGTGTGAGAAGAGCTACCACTGTCCTTGCCGCCAGAACCAATGATGTCCTTCATCACTTCACCTCAAGCATGTCTTGGTAGCGCCACCATCGGTGATCGCCATTGTTGTCAATTCCGTTGTTGTATCCATTTGTGCCCGCATCAGAGTTGAGCCCAGCATACTCTTCGGTGAAGATGCCTGCGCTCAGAACCTGAGAGCCAACCTCCACTTCGCCGTAGCAAGCAGCTGCGCAATTTCCCTGCCCAGTGGTATTGACGGGTCCATTGAATAGATAGCTTGCCTTGTTCTCTGGCTTCTCAGATTGGTTCTTGCCTGGATCAGCCGGCGCAAATAGCAGCTGCGCAACTCCACCAATCATCATGGCGATGCCAGCAGAGACCATAGGCTTGCCGACAACTCCATAGCCATAGGCACTCAGGACAACTCCAGCAACAATCAGAACAGCACCAACAATGATCTGGAGAACTCCACCAGACTTTGCACCAGCAAGCGCAGGCATGATGATGATCTCTTTCCTGCCACTTGGAAGGTAGAGTTCATCCTCAGGCAAACTCCGGTCACCCACAAAGACATGGTATGGGGATTCCTTGCGCTCCATCAGGTATTCTCTCAGCCCCATACACATCTGAAACAGGGCGTGCAAGGCCTCAGAGACGCTGGGGGTGTCGAGGTCTAGGGCCCAGACCCTGCCAAAGCGTTTTCCCATCTCACCATCAAGAGTCACAGCAGTCAGCATAGCGTCTCATGCCTCAAAGTAGCAACTGAATTGAAGGCCCAATATCCATCAAATGCTTCGATGGTGGAGAGTCTACCAAACAGATGGTGGAGGATCTTTCCATCTCCCAAGTATATTGCTGAATGATTGGGCACAGGAGAGCGAAGCTGAAGCAAAAGCACATCGTGCTTGTTCAAAGATCCATCTTCAATCTTTTTGAATCCAGCAGACGCATATCCATCCAAGTAGAGATTCTGTCCATGTCCCCACCAGTGGTCCTCACGGTGGAAGTCTGGAAGTTGAGTCCCAAGCTCACGCTTGTAATAATCTCTGATGAGTGTGTAGCAATCATTGACTCCATGGCAGAATTGCCGACCAACCAGTGGTGCAGAATAACCAGAGGGTTCCACCACGAGGTAATTCCCATTGGGGTGGTTCATGATCAGCCACGGCACACCAGACTCTTCGCACGAGGTCAGATCAGCCTCAGTTGGATCAGGGGCAGCAAATGGATGACTATGAACTACCATCACAAGCTCACCCTTCATCCTGGCCATGCCTTGCTCAATCACAGAGATTCTGAAGTTGGACTTGCCCTGGTGCTGATTGGTGCAAGGGATGTATCTCCATCGCCCACTCTGGACGATGATCAGTCCGCAGCACTCTCTACCAGTTGCTTCAAATTCAGCAGCAGCATGAGTGCGAATCTCTTGAAGAATTTCTTCATTCATTGGATGAGTCCGAGTGCCGGGAATCCGCCATAGGGAAGCACAGAATTGTCTCCAAACCTTTTCTTGCACCCGCTGATCCTGAGTGAGCACTTGTCCTCCGCAAGAACAGATGTATATGAATCATCTTCCTTGGCTACTGGTCCGCCAGCATACAGGCAACCTTCTCCACGATAGGTCCACCCACAAGTCTGAGTCAGAATCCTAGCAGGGATGTTTGTCCCATAGACATCAGTCTTGGCTGCAAGAGCAAACTCAATTATGTTTTTGTTGTCATTGGTTTTCTGCTCGATGTAGAAAATGTCGTCTGTGAAATATTCACCAGGATCTGCGCCAGGGTTGCCAGAAGCAAAGTTGGATGCGTCAAGATAGGCAGCAAGGGTGCGTCTGCGGACAAGCTT